ATGATAGATGTGGTGTTTAGTGAAGTGTTTACTAAAATATTCCCATATCTAGCACCACTAGTGTTTATTGTTTCGGCATTTGTTTTTGCGGATCAAATTATTTATTTGGTTCGCAACTCTATTGGTGGGAATAAAAAATCCCGTAGAACGGGGTGAATAGATGATAGGTAATCTTTTTAGTAAGCTGTTCCAATTTTTAATCGACTTTCTAATGAAGTTAGGCGGACTTATAAAAGATGGTTTTCAATCACTTATGGACTTTCTATTTGATTGTTTCAAGTGGTTAGGGCGATTGCTATCGAAGCTTTTTCAAGCGCTCATAGATGTGCTTGTATCGTTTTTTACGGTCATATACGAGTTGATAAAAGGATTACTTTATTTGCTGTATATGATTGGTGTTTGTGCGGCTAAATTATTCCTGATTTTGTGGGAAGTAGCAAAGCTGATTTGGTCGTTTGTTGTAGGGTTAACGAATACTTTCCAAAGTATTTTTTTTACGCCTTCAGTATCTTCAGGACATGGATATAGTTCCATGATGGGACGTGTTGCCAGTAGCTTGAATGTGCTTCAGCTAGATGTAATTGCTTATATCTTGATGTTTGCTATTTGGATAGCCGGAGCGTTTGGGGTTATTCGTATATTCGGCTCACTGAGAGGGACGGGGGATTAACTAATGGGTGTATTTGAAGCGATAAAAACGTTTGTAGACAAGATATTTAGAGTGCCTATGAGCTTCCTCGACTTAGCTAGAGAGAAGCTACAAAGTGCGAATTTAATCACTCGACAGGGTTTAGATTTCAGTAGTTATATGTCTATTTTCAGAGATTTACCATACTCGTGGCAGTTGGTACTCTCTTCTTTATTACTTGTGGTGGTGCTGTTAGCATCCCTTGTTATGTTCAGAGTGCTTATGAGGTTGTACTTTGCTGTTAAATCCGGGGTTCAATGGTGGTAAAAATCTGACGCCAGGATCTTCCGGAATGCAAGAATCTTATTATGTGGTAAATATCTGACGAAAACCTGGAGCTGCAGCTGAGGTTTTTGCATGATTTTTAATAAATGGAGGGGTATGCAATGGATGTAACGGCTATAGTTTTATTCTTTATTTTAATGTTTTTAACATGGGTGAGCTTTTCAATCTTCTTGATAGAAAAAACAGTGTCTTACTGGGTTAGAGAGAAACACAACATGGCTGTTGCAAGCCATTTAGGCGGTACCGGAGCGACTGCAAGGAGTGAGGATAAGGAGCCTAAATGACTTGTCGGCAGAACATTCTTTACATCCTCTTGCATGCCCTTTCAACTTCCACGTTGAAAGGCTTAGCCCTCCGGCTGGAGGAAGCCCCCAATTTGGGGGTTGGGGGTTAATTATAAAAGTTTTTGGGATTGCCTTTTTCCAAAAAGGCGAGGTCTTGTATCTTTTTAGTTGAAAAATAGAAGTTAAGAAACGTTGATATATAAGGGTTTTTAAAGGTTGTAAAAGTTGGCCGTAAAATATGCCAGGGCTAAAAAAACGAGGTGGTCGAATGGAAAGTTGGGTAATTGCTATTACTTTTGCGATTATCGGGATATTAATAGGCGTGCTAGTGGATGAAATTTTAAGGAGGTAATTTAGATGACAGACCAATTCGGGGAAACGTTAGTACTTGCAATGTTTTATATGTTTTTTGTAGCTTTATCGGCTTCAATGGGCGTGTTAACGACTGTATGGGTAGGTTATAAGCTATATAAGCGTAATGGCGTTAAAACAGAACGTAAAGGGCGAAAAATGGGACGTAAAGGGGCTATGAATCATGGCGTTTAGAAACAAAAAAGAAGAGGAAAATTTCTTAGATTTAGATGACCGATTAATCATATGGAATGAAGAAAATCTTAGTTGTGATATTCACTATGTTACGGAAGTGAATGACGAGTCTGTAATAGTGGCGGGTCGTGCTGTAGTACCTAAGAAAATGTGTAATGTCGCTACAAGTTCAGAAGGTCGTGTTTACATGTATCAAGCGCCTGCGGTAGCAATTCAACATATCGAAACATTAGCGAAGCTAGAGCAAAGTATTGTCTTGCAAAATATCACGAATTATAAGCCGGAACCTAAAGAAAATCCTAACTTAGACATGAAGTTTTGGGCGCTCGCGGCATTGCTATTTGTAGCAATCATTGCGGCGGCGTTCTAGGAGGATGAAAGAAATGAAAAAAACAACTATGTACGGAATTATGGGGGCTGTATGTTTAACTGTTGCAATTGGTGCATCTTTTGGAAGTTCGATTGTGGTGTTGAAAGCAATGCAAAAAATTGGACCAGCAATGATGGGAGCTATGCCAGTTGAAAAAATAAATTTAGATGCTGTATGGATAACTGCTCTAATTTTAGTAATGTGGTCGGTTGATTTGTTTATAAGACCACTGATAAAAGATATGGTGCAAAGTTTCTTGAATTATTTTGGGAAAAGTGAGGTGACAGAGGATGGAAACACAACAGCAAAAGACGCTTAAAAGTGCGGATACAGTACAAAGTATTCTCGGGGATAACCTTTTCCCACAGGTACAGAGTGTTAGTGATGTAAAGCAAGTTCTTGAATTGATGAAAGGACTTGCACAAAACATTAGTCAAGAGCAATTAAGAGCGATTATTTTTCTTGGACAGCTAGGAGAAAATAAGGCGATTCATCCTAACGGAAATCCATATGAAAAGCTTGTGAAAGCTATCATGACGGATTATAAAACAGCTGTAGCGAATCCGGCGTTTTATTTAGACACAATAGAAGAGTTGATTCCAAAACCACCAAAACCAGTCGTATTTGCTCCATCGGGAAAACAAGTCAACACAGGGAGGGATTAGATGCATCACATTTTATTTCAAGGTGGACTAGGGGCAGGTAAGACTTTTGCGATGTCTCTTTTTGCAACTTGGTTAAAAGAACAGGCGACGCTTGCGGGCGCAAAGGTAGAGTTGTTTTCTAACTATGATTTGAAAGATAGTACAACAATGTTAGATTATACGGATTGGTATAAAGTAGCCGAAGCTGACACGAGCATTATTTGTTGGGATGAAGCGCAAGTTGTTTTTAACAATCGTGCTTGGAGCAAGTTTGGACAAGGAATAGCGACAGAAGTTGCTATGTATACAAGGAAATTAAGAAGTATACAAATCTATGCAACACCTAATGTTGGTAATGTGGATAGTCGTATAAGGGATATTATCGAAGTTGTTGTTACTATGCGGAAAGACAATGCGGGATACCATTTTTATTTTACTGATTTCACGACCAAAGAGTTTTTAAGAAAAGCATTTATACCAATATGGAAAGCGAAACGTATATATAAGCTTGGACTTTATGATACATACGCTTTTGTGCGTGGTTTTCCACTTCCTAATAATGAGAGACAGGCGGATGAGTTTTGGGACAAACTCGACTCAATTCATAATAAAAAAATGGGTATATCAGCGAGGAGGCTATTAGTGTGATTGAACTGAGTATTGTGCCACCGAATTTCAAGGACAAAGACCCGAGAGGATTAGCGAAGCTTTACCCGAATTCGATTCGCAATGATAATCAAAGTTTTATTGGGTTTATTAAAAAAATGCAGACTTTTGATTTTTATAACAGCCTTGATATGTTTGAAGAATATGCCCATGCGAATGGTTTTTTACTGTTTCCAGCAACATTAATGCATTGGCGTAGACGTGAAGAGTTTGGGCAAAAAAGACGTGTTAGAGTCGGACGTAAATCGTTTTATTTAATTAGAGAATACGAAATGACAGATCGTGAGAAAAAGAAACTATTGGACTTTATAGAGGATGTTAGGAGGATACGTTTATGATTCTATTAATCAATCAAAAGGAAAGTGCTACGTTAACTTTAAATTTATCTATCATGCGTAAGTCGTATAGGAATCTATTTAAAGTGCGCTATAAGGCTCGTAGAGATGATTTATATAAAAGTTATGATTACATATTAGGTTCTGTTAAAAAAGCCCTAGAGAGCCAAAATGAAGCTAATGAGGTGCATTTTAACAAAACGGATTTGGAATTATTAAGTGAAATTTTAAGGAGCTATACAGTCAAATTAGATGATATTGGATTAAAAGATGAAACGGACGTTGAAATGTTGCAGATTATGAAGGATTTGCATTTGCGGTGTAAGGAGTTGTTGGTGGCATGAGTATGAAAGCGAGAAAGGTGCGCCAATTGAAAAAGGCAGCTAGGAGAGAATTTATAAACTCTATCGTAAATAGCATACCAGCGCCGCCAAAACTCAAAAGAATTTTGAAAAGTTTATTGTCTACTCTATCGCTAAATTTGATATTTGCGGGCGCGCTAGCTTATATAGTTTTTTGGTTTGTGAGTAGTGTGTAGCTACTCATTTTTTATATGATATATTCACATCTAAATATTTACGTAATGTATTTGCATAAATGTATTTACAAAGTGTAATTATTAAGTTATGATTAACTTAATTAGTAAAATAAGGATGTGTTAATTATGGCAGATATGATTTGGGATGCAAATGAACAAATTGATTTTGATTATCTATTAAATCTTACTAGTCAAAAATTTGTTGATGTTATTACAGATGAAATGGATTTGAAGATGTCTTTTAAAGGTATTAAAGTTACTAAAAATAGTGATAGTACTGTTGATGTTATTGTTGTTAGAGAGGCTTTTGTTAGAGTTTTTACGTGGTATTCGTTTAATGATAGTTTCGATACTACACTTATAGCTAAGAGTGATTTATCTTGGGTTTTGGAGGTTATTAATAATGACTAACATTAATGAAAAAGTATCACGTACTTATCGAATGGACAAAGTATCGCTTGCTTATTTGGATGCCATGCAAGAAAAAGGGAAAGTGGAAGATAGTAAAAAAATTACTCATACAGATTTGATTAAGAAAGCTATAACTTATTACGCAAACCATGTGTTGACCAATGAAGAAATGAGAAATATACAAATTGAAATTTTATTTGGGAACTTTGATGAAAAATGATTTTTTAGAGGGAGTGGGGAAATGTTTGTAGTATTTTGTGCTATCGCTTTTGTATTGTTGGCGTTTTTAGATTTTGGAGTTAGATACATGAAAATGAAACAAAGATATGAAGATTAAGGGGTATGACCCCAAGCCTTATAATATGGGGTCATAGTAGAGGGGGGGAGAACACACGAGAATACAGTAATACCAAGGTTTTGACCTTAGACTCACAAACGGCAATTTGAGTCTAGCGGGGAGAATGAAAAAAAGTAGGTGAATTTATGGAAAAAAACATACTAGATTCTACAGAAAAAAATGTACGTGCTGGGGATAGTACTACCCCAGCACCAAATACACGCAAAAACTCTGTGAGCGCTTGTGTAGACTGGGTTTCTTGCAGCTTCAGATTTGCAGGTGACTTGCAAAAAATATTTAATCTTATCGGCATTTCTGACCTGTCTACTTTAGAGGTGATAGAAGGTGCTCGTTATGAGTTTGCTGGCTATGATATTACTTATAAAATTGGTCTAATCGAGGTTATGTACTACCATGATGTCAATGATGGTTCAGATAATTGGTTTCTCAATATGAGCGGACAAGCATGTAGACATTTTGAAATAGCGAGTTGTTTTGATTTTGTAACATTATTTGGGATTTTAGCAAATGTTGATGCTGTGTATACACGATTGGATATTGCGCTAGATGATTTCAATAATATTTTCACAGTTGATCAGTTTCGTAATGCAGTCTATAACAAGCAATGCGTAACTAAACTTAGAGATTGGGGAGACCATAGGAGGGGGAAAATCGCCACTGGATTGGATGAAGTGCATATGAATAATTTTTATCTTGGTTCATCAACTAGTCGTTATTTTTTGAATGTTTATGACAAAAAACTAGAGAGACAATCTAAAAATATAGAGGTTGTACATAAAACTTGGGTACGAACAGAAGTGAGATTTAAGTATGAATATGCAGATGCTTTTATTGTGCATCTATTACAAAATGATGGCGAGATAGGTTCGCATATTACAGCGTTTTTAAATGGTCACATTAAATTTTTGAAACCATCTGTAGTGAAAAAAAATTTAAACAAAGAAAAAGGTTATACAAATAGGTCACGTTTAGCAGATGATATAAAGAATCATGCAAGGTGGTGGCGAGATTTTTTAAATAATACAAAAACTCTCTCGCTTAGTAAACGTAAACCAGAGAAAACTTTAGATGAATCAAAGGAATGGGTTTATAAACAAGTTGCTATCACTCTAGCTATGTTAAAAGAGTATAACCCAGAAGGATTTGATACTTTTATAGATTTAGCAGTTACAAAAGGTTTAAATAAAATGCAGAAAAAGCATCAACGAAAAATAGATAATCAGCGCTATTTAGATAAGCAAATTGTTTCATTTGGGGAATGGTTGGACAAACAAGATGAGTATAGTAAACATGTTAGAAATTCTAGCAAAGTAAAAGATAAAGAGAAATTGTTAGATATGTATTGGATGCAAGCAGAAGAGCAACAAAAAAAATCTGCTATCAATGACTGA